CAGCAAAAATACACATAATCGGTCTAACATTGGAGACAAGACCTGATACAATTAATTTAAAAGAGATATTAGAATTTAGAAGATATAATTGCACACGTGTTCAAATTGGCGTACAACATACAAATAACGAAGTTTTGAAAAAAATAAAAAGAGGACACGGAATTGAAACTGTTTATAAAGCTATTAAAATGTTGAAAGATAATGGATATAAAATTGATATACATTTAATGCCCAATCTCCCAGGTTCTTCTTATGAACTAGATAAACAAATGCTGGATGATTCGCTATACGACGAAAGATTACAAGTAGATCAGTATAAAATATATCCTACAGCAATAGTTCCATGGACTAAAATAAAAGAATGGTACGAAGAAGGCTCATATGTTCCATATAATGATCAATTGTTGTTTGAATTAATAAAAGACTTTAAAATAAAGGTTCAAAAATGGAAAAGATTAAATAGAATTATAAGAGATATTCCTTCTACATATATAACCGGAGGATATAAACATCAGTATGTCAATATGCGACAGTTGTTACAAAATGATATGAAAAAAAATAATTGGAATTGTAATTGTATTCGCTGTAGAGAGGTTAAAGACTTTAAAGTTAATACCGAAGATATTAAACTGGATATACAAAAATATAAAGCAAGTTCGGGTATAGAATATTTTATATCTTTTGAAACAGAAAAATATTTAATTGGGTTTGTTAGATTAAGATTAAATAATGGTAATGAAAATAAAGAAACACAACTGCCTATTTTAAGCGGATGTGCTCTAATTAGAGAATTGCATGTATATTCTAATTTAAATGATGTTGGTAATAACATAGATAATTCTTATCAACATAAAGGATATGGTAAGAAACTAATAGAGGTTGCGGAAAATATAGCAATAACAGAAGGTTATTTAAAAATGGCTATAATAAGCGGAACAGGTGTTCGCAATTATTATAGAAAAATAGGTTATGAATTGATAGATACATATATGATAAAAAGTTTATGAACATATTTATATTTTGCTAACATAATTTTTAATATCATCGAACTCGTTTTTAAAAGAGGTATATACAATATAATTGAAAAAATATATTGTAAAATCAACGTATTTTTTCAAATTTTTATAATTTTTATTTATATATTCAAACTTATATTGAAATTCATTTTTATTATAATCATAATCGTCGTATTTTTCTTTTTTATACAAGTCGTTATTATTATAATCAATAATATTAATATATTCTTTAATCATTATACGTATTTCTTCACGTTTTCCCATTTTATCCATTTCTTTATCCCAGTGTCCCGTAAAGTCTTCAAAATTACTTGCATATATATCTTTATGTTCGTTTATAGTATCGCTTATACTATCAATAGAATTGGTATCATCTTCTTGTATTTGAATAAAAAAAGTTATATATTTATAATAATCTTCGCGTCCAATTATCTCTAATACGTAATTCATAAAAAACTTATCATATAAAACATGTTTAATTTTTTTTTGTATAACTTTTTCATCGTCAGTCTTATGAGATATAATAGTATATAACGTAGGTTTGAGAGTATTAATATAAGAATAATAATCGTTAGTTTTGGAAACTACACGGTCAAGCATATGTTCTAGTATAAGCATAAATTCTTGTCTTTTTTCTTTTTCATCTTCTAATTTTTTCTGTTTTTCATCTTCAATTTTTTGTTTTTCATATTCTAACATTTGTTGCTTTTCATCTTCAATTTTTTGTTTTTCTTCTTCTTCTGTTCCTCCGCCGTTTAGGGTCTTTAATAATAAATATTCATTTTTATATCTAATATATAATTTATCATTATCGGTATAAATAACTCTATCGCGATTATATAAATATATCTTTTTATCGGTTTTTATCATATATCAATATATAAAAGTTATATAAACCTTTAATAGTATATAATAATAAAAAAGGAACTATATTATGGATACTACAACTACCACCCCTATTGATAGCGCAGAAACAGCACCTACTGTAACTATCTCTAAAAAAGTAGATGCTAAGCGTGTGAAGGAACTGTTCTGTTCTTTTATCGACGAAGAAACTAATTATTCGCTTGACCAATATAAAAAGTTTGTTGTCAATGCTTATAAAGAATCAAGTAAAAAAAAGAAAGGTAGTTCAAAAGATGGAGTTGTTGAAAAACGCCCTCCTACAAAATATAACATTTTTATCAAGGAAGAAATGGCTAAACTTAGATTGGAGGATCCTAAAATTGAGTTTAAAGAATTGATGAAATTAGCTGCTAATACTTGGAATAAAAATAAAGAATTACTTGCTAATGCAGCCCAAGTATCTGCATAAAAAGAATAATCTGTTAATGTAGATACTCGCAGTATATGAATAAATATATTAATTATGTTATAATATCATCTATATTATTAGTTCTTGACTTAATATGGATTTATAGTAATAATAATTTATATACTGAAAATACAGAAAATATACAAAATTCTCCATTTATTTTCAACTATAAATATGTATTATTTGCTTACATTATTGTTATATTCTCAATAATACATATAGCATTACCATTAACAATAGTTAATTTAGATATTAATGATAGTAATTTAAATAAATTATTTAAATCTTTAATATATGGGGGGTCAGTTGGATTTGTAATATATAGTATTTATAATTTAACATCAATAATTATTTATAAAAATTATAGTATTAATGTACTAATACTTGATACATTATGGGGTACATTTTTATATACATTAATAACTTTCATATATATCATTAATATGGATATTAATCTTGATATGGTCAAATTATACATTAAATAATTATTATTTAGTATATTTTTTATTTTTACAATATTCTTAAATTTGAATTAAACATTTATTTTACCATCACATATCCAATTATTTAATATTTGAGTGTGATGAAAAATATAATATATACATATATATTAGAATATTAAATAATATATCAAAAAATGGCTTTTATTACTGAAACAATAATAGTAATATTAACAATGATTATATGTACGATTGCGTTGATTTTTACATATATATATATGCAAACATCAAATAAAAACAAATGCTCGCTAATGGGAATGCAAAGTCTATATATTAATTATACTAAAAATAAAATAAAAGATACAAACGGTGTCGATGAAAACTCTGGTGATGCGAGCGATACTTGTACAACAACATGCGATTCATTAGACCCTGTAAGCGACCCAAAATATAATATGCAACAAATTATAAAACAATCAATATTACTCGAAGAACATTTAACAAATAAAAATAAAAGATGTCGCGATTGTATAACAAAACATTTCCTTCATATTATTGGATTAGCTGAAGAAGCACAGATGTTAGCTACAAATAAAATAAATGATTACCCGTTTATTAACGAATCCGTTTTATTATATAATGAATTGTTTAAAGTGTGGATAGATAATAAAAGATTAAATGGAAAAGATGAAGCTTATATATTATATTGTACAAATAAACTACGCGACCACCGAAAACAACTTATTGTTCTATATTTTTTTAATGAAAAATATAAAATAAAAGATAAAAAAAAAAATGAATATGAAATATATGATAAATATTAATGCCCCATTATCTAATTAAATATATGGAATTAAATTTTTAGATAATGCGTCGCATATAACCTCTTTTATATCACATATCGCCGAAGAATGAGCCGTAAGATGTTCAGGATGAATTGTAGAACCCATTTTAATATTAGGATATCCATATGGAATTGTTGTTGCATATGAAGAAACTGTCGAATAAAGTGCCACGTCTGCGACAATTTGATATTCACACGAAGAAAAATCATATTTTTCATTTATATAAAACTTATTTACTAGTTTTTCTGCTCCTTTTCTTGAAATTATATACATTCCGGCAGAAGGAAGTAAATATTGCCATTTTATAAAACGAACATTATTTTTTAACAAATTATCATATAACATTTTTACCGTTGGACCATAAAGAATATGTAATTGAATAATTTCGGCATCACCCGGTGCATCGTTTATCATACTTTTATAATCTATATTAAATGGTATTGTCATATCATCTTCCATAATAACAAACCATTCATCCATTGTATTATTTATCGCATAAACCATTGCTTTAATATGACTTGATATACATGCAAACTCATATTCGCAACTAATACACCCTTTATAATTGCAACTTAATGGTCTTTTTTGAACTAATACGTTGTCAAAATCATCGGGTGTTATTGCTTTAATTCTAACATTTTCTTTTTTCATTTTTGCAAATTGATTTTCCATAAAAAATTTACGTTCTTTGCATTTATCAATATTAATCCATAAATGTTTCATAATTTATTTAATATCTGTAAAATATCTTTATATCTTATAAATAGTGTGGTTTAGTTATTATATTATTTTTATTGTAAGTTATTAAATGAAGTTAGAATTACGAAAATTTGATCCATCAAAAATTAAAAATGATTCAGTTGTCGTTTTTATTGGAAAAAGAAATACTGGAAAAAGTTATTGTCTAAAAGATATTCTAAATTATAATAGAGATATTCCTGTAGGTGTTGTAGTTTCCCCTACCGAACGAGCAAATGGATATTTTGAAAACTTTGTTCCAAAAATGTTAATATACGATGAATTAGAAGAAAAATTAGTAAGTAAATTTTTAACAAGACAAATAACAATAACAAATAATAGAAAACGAGAAATGGCAAAAAAAGGGGAATCTACAATAGACCCGCGTGCATTCCTTATTTTAGATGATTGTATGTATAATAAATCAGCTATGTCAGATAAAAATATAAGATGTATTTTTATGAACGGGAGACATTATAAGATTTTTTTATTAATAACAATGCAGCACGGTTTAGGATTACCTCCAGATTTGCGTTCAAATATAGATTATGTTTTTATATTTAGAAATAATATTGTGAAAGAAAGAGAAAAAATTTATAATCACTATGCCGGTATGTTTCCTACATTTGACGTATTTAATCAAGTTATGAATCAATGTACTGAAAACTTTGAATGTCTTGTAATAGACAATAAAGTACAATCAAATAATATAAATGATATTGTATTTTGGTACAAGGCACAAGATAGTAATTATAAAATGTGTTCTCCAGATTTATGGGAAATGCAATCTTTACAAGATCAACGCGATTTAATGGGATTAATGAATGAAGAAGAAGATGAAGACACCGAGGATTTTGATCCAGGTGTTTTTATGAAAAAAAGAAATTCTAAATTAATTAAGGTAAAAAAGAATGAGAAATATTAGAAAAAACTCAATTTTTTATTATTTCGAGAATAAGAATTTTCCGTTATATGTATATTTTTCACATTACCATCATGTTTTTTTTCAGGAATTTCTTTATTTTGAACTTCCGAAAAATCTTTAAGATATTTTTTTTCGTCTTTTTCTTGTTTCGCGTAATCTTCTTTTTTATCATTCGTTTTTTTATCATATATGTATATATTCTTTTCATCCATATCGAGCTCATTATTTTCTCGAAGTTTGGTTTCTTTATGATAAATATCAAATAAATCTTTGTCATCTTTTATAATCTCTTCTTTTAATACAGAGGTTTCTATATATTGATTACTATTAAATAATGAACTTGTTTCTTTTTCTATTTCTTCGTCGCTTGTTTCCGTAACTTGTTTTTCAGGTGTTTCTATATCTGTTTCAGTTTCATTTTCAATTTCAGGCGTTTCAGGTGTTTCAGGCGTTTCAGGTATTTCAGGTGTTTCAGGCGTTTCAGGTATTTCAGGTGTTTCAGGCGTTTCAGGTGTTTCAGTTGTTTCAACATCAATTTCATTTTTTTTATCATCTTCTTTAAAGCCCCCTTGTATAATTACTTCTTTATCATTAATATCGTTTATATTTTTTACTTCAATATTGCAAAACTTTTTAGGTATATATTGAATATTAGATATGTTTTCAATATATTCTTCATCATCTTGTTCTTCATTATCTTCTTTACCATCATCATCTTCATCGTCATCATTTTCATCATCTTTTTCTACATCATCTTCTTCATCTTTATCTTCTTCATCTTTATCTTCTTCATCATTGTCTTCTTCATCGTTATCTTCTTCATCATTGTCTTCTTTTTCGTCTCTGTAGTTTTCTTCAATTTCTTCATCATCGTCTTCGCTTTCTTCAACCTCTTTTACAACAACATCCTTTGGTTTTTTATATTTATCTTTTTTAGTATCATCTTTCGTTTTTTTATCTTTTGATATTTTTTTAGAATGTTCTCTATTTTCGCATTCATTGAATTGTTTAACATCTTCTGATAAATTGTCCTCTA